AGTCTCGTCTTTAAAACTATGAGACTCACCGTGTTTTAATGCTGCGATTGGTTTGTGGTGTTCTGGATGGAGAGGGATTGAGAAGTCTTTTCCATGATGGACAGTCTTCATTGTTCCCCAAGAATAGCTTTGTGATTTAACTGTAGCCTCTTCAATATGCTCTACTGACTCACCGCGCATCTTCTTTGCCTTTTCATCATCAGCATCTACATCACCGTCTTTATCAACATCATCAGCTTTATTATAACCATCATCACCAACTTTAATTAGGCGACGTACTTTACGACCAGATGCAGAGACCTTGAAATCTCCGGTAGCAATCATTCGAGCTTCTAAAAAATCTTTTAAAGTCTTCATATTAATCTCCGAATGCAACTGATACAGCTTTCACAGCTGATGCTGCTGCAATAGTCTCTGCTACTTGTTTACGAATAAAGACTGTATCACCAGCTTTAACTGTACATGTACCAGTTGTGGTATCATCTAGCTTAACAGTAATTAATACTGCACCAGCAGTATCATTGTAAATGCGAACCAACTGAGCACCGCTTAAAGTAGTTGCTGTTGATAATGCTGCTTCAGTGCTTAAAAGTTTGAGGATTCTTTCGCTCATTTTATTTCCTATCGAATGTTGATAAGTCTTCTTTAAATGACTTAATAGTTAATCTTTTTTTGTCTTTAGGTTGTTTGCTTTTAGTAGCAGTGCCTTTAGCAATCCACCCGTATTCGTTTAACATCTTATTAATGACTGCTTCTTCTACTTTAATAATATCTTTCAGCCATTTTCTTTGTTTTTCGCCGTCATATGTTTCAATGATTACATAGTTGGATCCAAGTCTTTGGATCTGGCCGATCTGCTTAGTGTCTTTAACTTCTACTACATCACCGGTTTTAAAAAGCTCGCCGTTAACATAAGCTTCACGTTCTTTAGATAATGTTGGTAACTGTATGTGTTGTCTAAAATTATATGTTTCTTTTAATCCTAGGCCTGAACGAACAGCATTAAATAGTTTATGACCTTCTTTTAATGTCGAAGGTAAACTCTTAACAAACAATTCAAAGTTATTATCTTTAGCAGCTTCAATTATTTTAGGTTCAATATCATGTGTATCAACAGAGATAAAGTCTATTGACTTAAAATTATATCGAGATCTATTATGTTTGTTAACTTCTTCTTTCAATTCTTTAGGAATATTAGGCATTACTAAATCGACTTTAGTATAACCTTGTTCGTATAAAGAATCTAGTGCATCATATAAATCTACTATCTTTGAATCACTAATTATAGAACGTGCATGACGAGGGAATATCTTACGCATGAACTTAACTTTTGTATTGTACTCTAATGGAGAGTGCTCGTCACATTCTTGCGATGTATAAATCCTGTATGGTCCACCTTCAGCAGACTCATGTACTTTATTAATTAGCTTTTCATTCTCAATGTTTGGTGGGTTGAAATGACCAAATGTCAATACAACTTTACCACTAGTTTCTTTAAGGTATTCCTTAAACTGTTTCATAATTAAAATCCTACTTGACTCTTACTATCAAATTTTGGTAGTTTTCTATTCTTAGATTTTCTCGCTATGTCTTCTTGTCTAACACGGCGTATTAATTTTTGAGATATACGATTGACAGCATTCTTCATGCGGCCTAATTTTATATCCACTTGTTTTCTTTGTGCGATGGGAATTTCAGATCTAGAGCGACCTTGATAAAGGCGTCTTATTAAGAGGTTTCTTGCCCTCTGTTTTGATCTAAGTTTTAATCGTTCAGGACTAGCGAACCTACGTTGCTGTACTTTACGAGCCATGGCAATGCGAGCACCACGGCGAATGAATTGTTGTTTTCTTTTGATTCGAGCCGATGTATCTAAAACTTCATTGAGCTCAGATACTTCTTCATCTGTCAGTTGCACAGACTCAAGTTCTAGGTCGAATTCTTGCGAATATTCTTTAAACTTTAACATATTTTCCCATTAACCACGTGTGATAATAATCGAATTGAACATCTTACGAAGCGGTCCCAGTTAACAGCTTCTATTTCAATTCCATCAAATTTAATAACTGGTTCACTCTTATTTATAATAGTTTAGGTTACAACACTAATCTATTTCATCATCATCTTGATCAAACTCTTGCTGACCCTCTGATGTCAATATAGTCATCCTATGTGATTCTGGGGAAAGACCAACTATCCTGTCTGCTAAGTCTAAATACTCTTCTTCTCTCATGCTACAGTACGTAACTTTAGTAGAATAGTACTTCCTAGTGTTGGTCCTTTTAGTTGGACCTTTCTTAGGCTTAACTAATTCTTCATACTCTAATTCATACCAACCAGTGCGCTGCTTCTTTTTGCGCTGGAGTTTTGTAGACATGATATTACTTTCAGTTAATCGTTATGACCCATACCCTTGCGTACATCATGCATTAATTCATGTGCATGTTCATCTGATACATGTGCTGGTATACCAGCTCTAAACTTCTTAAAGTCTTTCTTGGCAGCATGAGCACGCATCTTAGTACCTGATATGCCTTTATCACCTTCTGCATCAGGATCTCGCGTACCCGCTGAGTGTACCGATATCTTCTTAAAATGGAATGGTACATGACCTTCTTTGGTTGGTTTTCCGTTTAATTCTTTAAACTTCTTTTTGTATTCGGCAACACGATCTGAGCCAGCAACTACATGTAGGTGTGTTACACCTTTCTTGTGTAGCTCAGCAGCATGTGAGAACAGTGTAGGATTTTCCTTTGATGATGAACGGATGTTTGCGCCAGGCGCATAACGTTTAAGGTGTTTAACCTTCTGTTCACCGGATAGTGGATTCTTTTTAGAATCTTGAGAATGTGATACGATCATGTGATGCTCACCTCCATGTTTCTTAGCAACTTCTTGCACCTTATTGATTACTTTAAGATGACCAGAGGTTGGAGGATTCATGCGACCGTAAGCAAGAGTTGCATGTTTGGCTTCAGCTTCTTCCTTGAGGAAGTTTGAAAAGGTTTGCATTATTTGTCCTTAGCAAATCTTGGATTGTTTAAGATAGCATTAGAAACTTTTACGGGAACAAGCTTCGAAACTGGTCTTAATTTTCCATTGTGTTTTTTCTGTAATACTATACCTTCTCCCGGAGATTTCTTACCATCGATAGATGTTTCCATATCAGGATGAGTTACACCTTTCAATACGTGTTCAGTAGCTTGACCTAAGTGGTGACGAATATCTAATGAACGTTGGAAATGTTGTTTATGTGCATCGACATGACTAGATAATGCATTAAACTTTGACATAGCCTTTTCTTTACCAACAGCAGTCTTTAATTTACCAGCTGCCTTTTCTCCTTCGCCAGCCAAATGCTTTTTATATCCAGCAATTGAAGGTGCTTCACCTCTTCGTGTAGTTCTATTCAAGTATATAGTAAAATTATTAGTATGTTCTGGTGTTAAGTGATGAGTTGAATGTGTATCCATTAATTTTTTAGCAGCAGTCAAATGATGTTCTACGTGTGCTTGATCTTCAGCTGTATATGGATGATCTTTGTGAGAGAAAGAATATGATGGGACAAACACATTATTACTCTTCTTAACCGCTCCTTTTGATGGAGCATGAGCGATACCTTTAGTTATTTCAGTATGTATAGCCAATCCAATAGGAGCTTTCGTCTTTGCTTTATATGTGATCCTGTTTGGAGTTGTTGTGGTAGTATCTTTAGTTTGTTTGGTAGTTTCATCTTTTGGTGTATGCAATAAGTCACCTTGGATGTGATGTCCTTTACTGACGATCTCATGACCGTGTTTCAACAAGTGTTTTAATGCATGTGCATATTGTGGTTGATGACCAAAATGTTGGTCTACTTCTGCAGGAGTTCTTGCAATGACGCCTCTTGCAATCCTATGTTTATCTGATACACCTACACCCTTAGCATCATGGATTACATGTACAGATGAACCACCATCGGTTTTCAACGAAGCTGATACTTCGCTCTTCTCGCCTTTGCGAAGCTTATGAAACTGATGTATTAGATTGATTGCTGCGTTACCATATCGTGAGTCTTCGTGAGGTAAATCTTTTGTGTGCGTGAGATGACCAAGCATCTCATCATCAACTGATGTGGCTTCAAACAAGAAATCTTTAAAACTAATCATTAGCAATTCCACTTTCTTAATGCCAAAGCTTTTCTAGTTGGTCTACCCTTTTCATCCTTCATTGGACCATCAACTCCGCTCATACGAGCACAGAATGATTTACGACGTTTAGCAGCTTTACTTCCTGGTTTTAATTTAGATGGTTTAGTTGTTACTGCAGTCTGTAATTTACTGCCAGGATTTTCTCTCTTATAAGCATCAACACCTTTCTGTGTTAATCCGCCAGTAGATGACTTATGTCCTTTAGCATCAATAGCATATTCTTTGATGTCTTCTTTATCGTCTTGTCCAGGAGTATCTTTCTTATAGCGCTTCGTAAGTTTGGTTGTTCCCCATTCTCCTGCGCCATGTTCTTCTTCTAAGTATTGTTTGAAAGTTATCATATTTCTGTCGCATTCTTATTTGAAATTGCTGTTAATTTAGCCACGATAAAAAATCTACCGCCTCTAACTCCGAATTGTGTCTTTGCTTGTTCTGGTCTAATATAATAATATGGTTCGTAATCACCTGTTGGTTCTTTACCGTGAAATACTGTATGGCTACT